TAAAAAATAATATTAAAAATAATATTATAAATTTTATTAAAAAAATAACTAATAAAAATAAAAAAGCAGCATTACTAGATAACTCGTTGTCGGTAAAAGAACCCGATCCCTTGTCTTTGATAAAACAAACAGGTGATCAAACAATGCCATCTCCGGCTGGCAGTTTAAAGAGTGGCCCTGTATTTGATCCAGATAAAGGTGAAGTTATTAAAGCCATTGAAATATATAATATTGGAAATAAAAAAATTGCATTTGGGTTACATCAAGCAGACAAGCTCAATTTTGATACAAGCGGTATAGAGTTAATAGATAAAAACCCATACACAATAGCTGGCGTTGACCCATCAAAAGTTTCATCTCAATTTGGTGTAAATTATCTTGCTGCACACAAACAGCATATTAAAGAATTAAGAGAACAAGGAGTTGACCAATCGGATATTTTTAGATCATCGCAAGTTGACGCACTACTTTATGCGGCTTCACGAGGAAACAAAGTTGCTCAAGCTGAATACGATAGGCTTTCTAGACTTGGCTTAGAAATAAGAGCTAGCGATATAGCATCTCAAATTGCTGAATACCTTCCAAGAGCGCAGACAAGCATTCAGCAAGCTTTAGAAAAATTTAAAAATTTAAATTTAGAAGATTTAATGCTTGTTCATGAAACACAATACCCTCTTGCTGGCGCAGATCCATCAAATCCTGCCAAAAATCTTGTACTTAATCCAGCTTCTCATTTTCAAACTAAATGGTTTAAAGAAGATGGAACATTAGACAATGAATATATAAGAGATACAATTCATTTTTCATTAAATCACTTAGTCTCAGGTCATCAGCAAAGAGGGGGTTATACCAACCCACATATTATAGTCGCAAAATTTATGGATGTGCTTAAAGCAAATCCTGGTGCTCTTGATAATTTGTGGTCAGTAGATACTTATTTTACTCCGCAAGCAGGCAGGCGTGGACTGATAATTCCTGGCGGTTCATATAAATATTTGACTCCTGAATGGACAACGAATAAAGGTCAAGCAACTGGAGATGCTATAAGGGAATTAATTGGTGGACCAAGACTAGCAGAAATGTTTGAAAAAGGGATTAGCCCGTTTGTTCTTGGCGGAGAACACGGAAGCGCAACTGACCTTTTTGACAATTGGCTTGCGTATCAAGCTACAAAGATGAAAGTTAATTTTGGACCAGGGCATTTTGATAGCCCATGGTCACATCTTAGTCAAATGGGCAACCCCGATCCCAAGTCACCGGTGGGCTTTAGAGGCGGTCAAAAAGGTATAGAATATCTTGAACATTATTTGAGTACATTAAGTGACAACGCAATTGCTCGGGCACTAGATAGAAGTGATTGGTTAAGTAATGTAAAGTCACGTTTTAATTTAGGGGAGTCGCCCTTTAAATTCATGAAAGGCGGATTTGTGCCTGGATCACCCTCAACGCCAGTTCCAGCAACTTTGCATGGTGGCGAATATGTTTTGAACGCAGAAGCGGTAAGAAGGATAGGTATGCCTGTTTTGGCACAACTTAATAAAGCCAAGTTCTCTGTTCCGGAAATTCCGTCTATGAGAATTCCTAGCCCATCGTTGCAAGCTATGAGCGGAGCAAGTTCTTCAACGCAAAATGTAAACATTTATGTTGATACATTTGTTGGAGAACCAGAATGGTTTAAATCAATGATGAAAGAGTACAATACAAAAATTTTGCCTAGAAATCAAAAAGCAGCCGGTCTTGAAAACAGAGTTATTTCAACTTATAATGGTTTAAATAGGGGCAACTAATGTCTATTGTCAACCTAATATTGATTAACGGAAATGAAATTACTGAACACAATAGAACATTTGATTCTACTGAACTTTTGTCTGTAAACGACATAGATCTAGCAAGTGGTCATAAAAGAAGGTTTTATAAGGATAATAAAAAAGAATTTAGTTTCTCTTGGTCCTATCTACCTAGCCTTCAATCAAAAACTGTTGATAATCGTAAAGGGCAGATTTATTTAGAAACTTTGGGTAATATTCGTGGAACTGTAACGGTTGCTATACAGACTATTCCTGATGGGCCATATGATGAGTATACATGTTATGTTGATTCTTATTCTAAAACTTTAATTAGAAGAGATTTTTCAACACAATGCAGTTATTACGATGTCTCTTTAACTTTGGTTGAGGCTTAATATGGCAAATTTTAGTCGTTTTAGCATAACAGAGCCTTTAAGTAGTGGTTATGATTTTTATACCGCAGATGATGCAATAGCCATAAGCGCATCATTTTCAGCATCGCTTACCTTAACAGCTCAAGCAACAGAAATTTTACATGCGCAATCAACGGCATCAGGGGCTTCTGAATTATCTGCAAATGCAACAAAAATTGCACATGCATCAGTTTCAATTCAAAACATTTTGTCAACATCTTTGACAGCCGTATTTGAAAGACAAGATGTTTCGGCTTCTATTTCTGCAAATCTTAACATTTCTGTAGATATGGAAAAAATTGCGTTTGGGCAACTGGATGATGCTTTGGGTTCATCCGAGGCATCACTGGAAGTTTCAATGCTTAAAGAAGCTTATGCCCAATCAAGTATTAGTGGGCATGTGGATGTTGCTGATTTGCAAATGACAAAAACTGCAAAAGCAAATTCGGCATTAAGTAGCTCTTTGAGTATTACGGCTGTTTCTCAGAAGATATCTCATATTTCGTCATCAATGTCTGCTCATGTTGACCTGTCTATTCTTGGTAAAATTGTACTTCTCACTATTCGCACAAGTTTACTAAACAACTTAACGGTAACACCAAGAATTATCAAATACCGCCCATCTGTTGGCGGAGTTGAAATACTTGATACGCAGCAGATCAGAACTCTGCTTTCAATAGATGATAAGGTTATAACAAATCATAACAGAATTATTGAATCTTCTATTGAGCCAATTTATATTGAGAACACTAATGTTAAAAATACTAGAAGTCGTTATTATAAATCAACCACAAGAGCCAGTAGAAATGTTTTTGTGCTTTCATGGCAATATCTGCCAAATAGTAAAGAGCAAACTGTTGATAATAGGTGGGCTAGAGACTACATATCATCAATAGCTGGAGACCCCGATTACCATGTGCTTAAAATTACCAATATGGATTCGTCAGGGGTGACACCTGATACTCAAACAAGTTATAATGTATTGGTGACAAATTATAATGAAACTCTGGTTAGAAGGGATATTGGCTCCAATACTTATTATTGGGATTGCTCAATTACTCTGAGCGAGGTCTAATGCTAACTTATGGACTTTACGATAAACCAATATCTAATACTTTTGTAGATAAAATTTCTGCTATTTCTCAAAAAATAAAACCAATGGTTATTGCTCATTGGCTTGATAGTCGTCATATTGATAAGGTTGATGCTAATACCGAAATAGCATCAAGCAATGCTACTTATGCTATACCTACAAATAATGATATAACTAACGAAGCCTACGGAATGCTGTCAGGATCAAGATCATTGTCTGATAATGAAATATTGTTTAATAAATCAAAAAGGGCAGATTTTTATTTTACACCAAATGAATCAATTAACGGGATTGAAAGAGAGTCGTTTCCATGGGCTGTTGCTGGAGCTAAGGATATTAACGGGAATATAATTACCGCAAATGGCAATTGGCACTGTTTACCCACATCTAGTAGTTCTAAAACAAATGTTTTGGATTTAGATGATAATTTTGAATTTGGATACTGGTCATCTTATAAAAGTACCAGCAATTTACACGCTACTAGAAACGGCTATGAGTTTACAACACCTGTTGTATTAACATATCTATTTACAGCCAGGCCGGTAAATTTAATTAAAATTATCACATCGGAACATTATGGACAAATTAAATCTTACAATGTAAAAGCCTATGTGAACACATCAACATTAGTTTTTGATCAAGACGGGGAGATAGCAGAAGATAATTATTACTTTACACATTATCTTCAAGGCATTTCCAACAGTGCTATCAATAAAATATTAGTAACTATATATACCACCAAAAACCCATTAGATAACGCCAGGGTTCAAGAGGTGTGCCCTATCTACGAAGTAGATATGACTGATTATGTAATTGATGTAAATGTTTCTAAAATAAGAGATGTGCATGAAACAAGCCTTCCAATTGCTGGCGGGGGGTCATCAACAGCATCTATTAATTTTAATAATAATAATAAAGATTTTAATATATTTACCTCAAATTCTTTGTTTGGAAAATATATGAAAAAAGATTTAAAGTTTTTTATATATGGCGGTTGGCAAATTCAAAAAACAAATGATTATGAGATATCAACTTTTTTAACAAGTTCTATTAATGCCAACTCTAATACAATCCCCGTTGGGACAACAATTGGGTTTCCAGACGGGGGTGGAGATAATAATTTTATATTAACAATTGATAAAAATACCATTAATAGAGAATATGTTCTTTGCTCCAAGAATTCTCCATTTTTGTTCAATGCTGTTGAAAGAGGCTATGGTGATTCAATAGCCAGAAGCCATAATGCTAATGCAACTGTGCATTTTGATACTTTTGAATATGTTCCTTATGGTGTTTTTTATATAGATGAATGGCAAGCCGCTTCATCGTCAATGGTTGTTAGCGCTTCATTAACAAATTGGGGCAAATTTTTAAATGAAAAAACTTTTACCAAAGGCTTCTTCATTCAGGACTCCACAATATCTTTTGCAACTAAAAACATTTTAATGAGTTCTAACTTCCCTGAAAAAGATATAACTTATTTGTCAAAACCTTCGGAGTCATATACAAGAAATAATGCTATTTTGCATTATAATTTTAACGAAAACATTGTTGATAGAGATAATGCAACAAGAACCGTAGCTAGTTCTTTAAGAGCAAGATTCGTAGAAGTTACATCTAACGACTTAGTTGGTCTCAAAGACATCCTTCTAGACGCTAACGATAAAGACTTAACTGTTATGGAAAAGGCTTTGGATATTAAAGCTTATTTTACTCCATCATTAACAACAATTTCAAACACTATATCAACACAAGATCAGGCACACCCAGTTGCTTTAAACTTTACCACTGGCACTTTTACAAAAAATGCTGGCGGTGCAGTCACGCAATTTTATAATGGTGTTTTTGATGGGTTCTACATTCCGGATACATCCGGAAATCAAAGCTTAATGATTTTAATAAATAGAGGCGGCGTTCGCGTCTATTTGGATAAAGTTTTGATTATCAACGACTGGTATTCGGTTGAGTCTGGTACTAATTCAACAGTAACTCTGGAATCTGATAATTATAATTTAACTGCTGGCAAAATGTATGAATTAAGAATTGAGTTTTTTACTGGTGCTCTTAAAACTGGAGTGCCTTTTCAAATCAAATTAAAACGAAATGATAGCAACGGTATTGACTGGGTTTACTCTGATCAAACAATAACAATGGCTGCTTTAGACAGAATTGGTAGTAGGTCAAATCAATCATATCTTTCTTTTAACTCCGGTACTGGTCGCTGGTCCGTTGTCCCCAACCAGAATCAAATAGAAAGAGCTTCTAGGAGAAATAATGCAATATATGTAGGAAATCCCACCCTGGCTCAACCAGGAGGGGTCGTTTCTGATACAGACAACAAGAGTCTGCTTCTGTCATCAAATTCTTACTTAAGAATACCTTACGACATATCTTATAATGTTTTTGAAAGCAATTCTCACACATATACTGGTGATTTTACAATTTCTACATATGTTAAGTTTAATGCAAATTCGTTCTCTGGTAATGGTGAGTTTATTAGTAACTGGAATAACTCTACCCCAAATTCTGGGTTTGAATTATTTTACAATTCCTCAATGCACGGAATGAAAGTAATAACATCATCAGGAACTGAAATAATTTCATCCAATACAGCGCTATCTAGCTCTTCTTTTTACCTAATGTCTTTTGCACTAAAAGGCAATATTTTAAAATATTATGTAAATGGTGTTTTAGCAAACACTATCACCTTGACGGGTACTCCAATTTCCTATGGCAACAAAGACCTTTGCATTGGTGGTCGTGGTGCCTCTTATACTTCTGGAGCCGAAGTAGCACCATCTACAATTCGGGAATTTACAATTGATGAATTTGTTATATTCAATACATCCCTAAGCGATGAACAGAATTTGAATAATTATATAGAAACGCAAATGCAACCATCGGATGTATTTCCTTTTATATATGGGAACGATACCACTGCACAAAGCATAATTGATAGCATAAGCCTGGCTGATCTTGGCCGGCTGTATATAGATGAGAATGAAAAAGCCAGATATGAGCATTATTATCGTTTTTTTGAAACAACAATAGATCAACACGCCAATGTTCAACAAATTTTTTCAGATACAACCAATATTATTGATGCTAGTTATAATGTTCAACTACAAACAAATAAGGTAGTTGTAAAAATATCTGGAGTAACAAATAACCTGATTGCTCGGCAGTCTTTGTGGAGAGCTGAAGACCCAACTTCTTTAGGCACTGTAAACCTTGAATCAAATATTACTAGCACATCCAATACATTGCCTGTGAGTACTACGGATAAACCACCATTCCCTAAATCGGGTTATCTTAAAATAGATAATGAAATTATAAAATATAGTAATACAACAAGCAATGCTTTCTTGTTAGCAGAAAGAGCACAATTTGGCACAGTTGCCGCAGCCCATTCCAATAACGCTCTTGTGCGAGAAGTTCTTAGTTTTGATATTAAGTTTGACAAATCGCCTGCATTTAGGGTTCAAAATCCATTAATA